CTTTGACAAATTGGTTAAAAGCATCAGCAGGATACGGCCACACCGCAGCCATTAAAACCGATGGAACACTATGGACGTTTGGACGTAACAGCGTTGGTCAACTTGGTCTCGGAGACACAACCTATCGTTCCTCTCCAGTACAAGTTGGATCACTAACAACGTGGTCGAATGTTGCAACGGGATACGAACATACCATAGCGATTAAAAATGATGGCACGCTATGGGTTTTTGGACGCAACAACTTTGGTCAACTTGGCCTTGGAAATACTACGGATCGTTCTTCTCCTATCCAAGTGGGGGCATTAACAACGTGGGTGAGTGCTTCAGGAGGAATTGCACACAGCGCAGCCATTAAAACCGATGGAACACTATGGACGTTTGGACGTAACGTCCTTGGTGCACTTGGTTTAGGAAATACAACTAACTATTCATCTCCTGTTCAAGTTGGAGGTTTGACAACATGGGAAAGTGTTTCATGTGGAGAATTTGCTACCGCAGCCATTAGAAATGATGGCACGTTGTGGACCTTTGGCGACAACGCCGAAGGCCAACTCGGCCTAGGAGACACTACAGCTCGTTCATCTCCTGTCCAAGTAGGAACACTAACAACGTGGGCAAGGGTTAGTACGGGAGGTATTCACACCGCAGCCATCACCGAGGAATAATTTGTCAACCGAATCGCTTCACTTCCTTTCCGGCCTGCCGCGTTCTGGCTCGACTGTCCTTGCAGCTATCCTAAATCAAAACCCGCAGACTCACGTCTCTACGACCTCGGGACTTGTTCACGCGTTGGACGGGCTGGCTAATACATGGCGAGACGCGCCGCTGCTAAACAACACCGACTTAAAGCGCAAAAAGCTTGAGCACGCGATGCGCGTAGTTGCGACATCGTTTCACGCGCAGGAAACCACCAAGCCAGTTGTCATCGACAAGAGCCGTGGCTGGCCCGTTCCGGTGATTATCCGCTCAATGGCTCAGGTGCTCGGTCACCAGCCTAAAATCATCGCAACGGTTCGCAGCGTGCCAGACTGCGCTGCCTCGTTCGTGCGAGTAGCCAAGCCAGACAACCTCACCGCGTTCATCGAAAAGGGCGAACTGTTTACGCACTTGAAGGCCGCGTACCAGACGCTTGAGGCTGGATACCGTGCGTTTCCCGAGTGCTTCTTATTCGTTGAATACGAGGACTTGCTCGCCAACCCAAAGCGCGAGCTAGAACGCATCCACGCTTTCCTCGACCTGCCTCCGTTTGACTACGACTTGGACAACATTGATGGATCGAGCGTGAAGGAAAACGACGAGTTCGTCCACGGCTACGCTGGGATGCACGACATCAAGCCCAAGCTGGCGCGGCAGCACAACCAATCGTCCAAGGATGTTCTCGGCTATCACTACGCCAAGTTTTGCCATCCTGAGTTCTGGCGCGACAAGCCGACCACGCTTCCGCAGATTGACGACCTTGATCTGCAACTGTCCGCGTCGATGATCGGAAACTTTGAGGACGGACGGCGCATCGCGGACAAGCTGGCGAACGAAAGACCTGATGACTCGCGTGCTGCCTTTAATCGTGGCTGGTACGAACTACATGACGGCAACTTCAGTCTCGGCCACCAACTGCTCCGGCGTGGTCGTAAGGTAGGAGTGTTTGGCAACAGTCCGCCCAACACGCCCCAGCCAGAGTGGGACGGTAAGCCCTGCGCTACGTTGCTTATGTACCTTGAAGGAGGACTGGGCGACCAGATCCAGCAGCTAGGCTACATCCGCCATGTCCGCCAAACCGGTACAGCCGACATTGTTGTTTCTTGCTCAGGCGAGTTGGTGAAGTTTGTCCACGACGCCAACCTTTGCTCAGCGGTGGTGCAGCACGGCGCGGAATACGGCGTCTACCACGATGCTTGGATGGCTGGTATGTCAGCTCCGGCATACATGAATCTGTCCAAGGAGATGATTTATGGAGACCCATACCTATCCAAGATCCCATATGTCCGCCAGTCTAAGAAACTGCGGGTGGGTCTGCGTTGGTCGGGCAACAAGCAGTTTGAGGCCCAGCACCACAAGCTGTTCCCAGCACCCCTGTTCTTCGATGCGGTCAAACGGGACAACGTAGAGTTTATTAGCCTGCAACGGGACGCCGACTTGGAGTACAAGCCCGATTGGGTGCAAACGGTGCCTCTTGATACATGGTCTGATACCCAAGCCGCCGTCAGCACCTGCGACCTCGTAATTTCGTCTTGTACGTCCGTAAGCCACCTTTCTTCGGCAATGGGTGTCCCAACGTGGGTTGTCATACCAGTAATGGGGTATTATCTGTATGCGGAACCCGGCCCTAAGACGCCCTACTACAACTCTATGCGGCTGTTTCGCCAGCAGAAGTATGGCGACTGGAGCCATCCTTTTGACGAAATCAAAGCCCTAAACTACGAACATGAACTACTGTCTGGTAGAGAATAACGCCATTGTTGATGGGCCTTGCGCCCTGCCCTCTAGCTGGCGCAACATTTCCGGCCTCAATTGGCTGAGCAACGATGAGCTTAAAGCCCTTGGCTGGCTTCCAGTTCGTATTGATGAGGGTGCTGTGGATGAGAAGTTTTCAGGGTCGATGTTCGTCATCAACCCGCATGAGGTGGTTGAGGTAAAGCTGTGGCGGGCCTATACGGCTGAGGAACGGGCGGAGATTGACATCCAGAAGGCCAAGCAAGTTCGCACCGAGCGCAACACCAAGCTATCCGAGTGCGACTGGACCCAGCTCAACGACACTCCGTTGGACAACACCGCTAAGGTAGCGTGGACTACCTACCGTCAGGCTCTCCGCGACATTCCTACTCAATCTGGCTTCCCGCACAACGTAATCTGGCCCGTAAAGCCCTGATATACTTAGGCCATGGCCCAGATTCAAAAAGGCACAACCTACGGGACGACCTCGCCGTCGAATCTCGTAACCTCAACGAACCTCAACAATCACGTTGATGATGCCGTTTTGCTTCCCGGTGCCATTACGGATCAGACGGCCAAGACGGCCCTAGCCTCGGCTGATACCATCCTCGTCCACAGCTCGGCTGATGTAGCCCTGCGTAAGACCACGGCCGCCCAGTTGTTTGCAAGCCCGCTGCCCATTGGCTCTACCACGGCCAACTCTGGTCAGTTTAGTACCCTTAGTGCGTCTAGCACGGTAAGTGGATCTGGGTTCTCAACATACCTTGCATCACCCCCGGCTATTGGCTCAACTGCGGCTAGTTCTGGAAAGTTTACGAGCCTAGAAGCTACTGGGCAGTATAAGAGTAGCGTTACCGCCGTTTCTGCCCTTAATGTTGATTGCTCCCTTGGTAATCACTTTACTAAAACGATTGCCACAAATAGCACGTTTACTTTTAGCAACGTACCAAGCGGGTCTTATGCTTTTGTCTTAGAGGTGGAGAATACGTCTGGCACCATCACTTGGCCCGCCGCCGTGAAGTGGCCGGAAGACACCGCGCCTAGCCTAACCACGGGCAAGACCCATCTTTTTATTTTTATCACCGACGACAGCGGCAGTCGCTGGCGCGGGGTTGCAGCAGTTAATTACGTTACCTAGCCATGAGCGTCTGGTCGGAGCTTCTGTTTAACGCAGGCACCGGGGGTCTCTTTGGGCTATTCGGTAGTGTTGCTACGTCTGTCATCCGCATCTGGGAGAAGAAGCAGGATAACAAGTTTGCGCTAGAGATGCTCGACAAGCAAGCCGCTAGTGCTGAGGCACTTGCGGCATGGAACGCATTTGCGGCATCTCAGTCGGCATCTGCCGCAGACATGACGGAGAAGGTGGCCCCATGGGCGGCAAACATCCGCGCCATCACCCGCCCCTTCCTTACCATCGGCCTAGTGCTTGGCTCCTTTATTAGCTTCTTCTTGATCGAGGACCAGTATCTGAAGGTGGAAGCCATCCAGAGCTTTATGATGCTGGCTGGTACGTCAGTTGCGTGGTGGTTCGGTAGCCGTATGACTAGCCCCATCCGCAAATGATCTTCGATAACGACATCACTAAGGTAGTGGCGGTAAGCGTGGGAGGTTCATTT